TATGGTGCTCGTGCAGACCTAATTATTCTTGACGATATCGTAACGACAACGAACGCCCACGAATGGGAGAAGCAGCTTAACTGGCTGCAGAAAATGGTCATCACACGTCTCGGCAAGAACGGAAAACTGATCATTGCTGGTACTCGCGTATCATCAGTTGATCTATATAAAGAATTACGTAACCCAGATAACTGGGCTGGTGGTAAATCACCATTTACATATTTAGCTATGCCTGCAGTTCTTGAGTTTGCAGATAAACCAAAGAATTGGGTAACACTCTGGGCTAAGTCAGACAGACCTTGGATTGGTGACGAAGACGAAGAACCCGATAAGGATGGATACTTCCCCAAGTGGGACGGTGTAGCCCTTAACCGCAGGCGTTCTGAAGTAATGGCTTCTACGTGGGCGCTGGTCTATCAGCAGCAGGATGTAGAAGAAGATGCCGTCTTCCCACCAGCATTAGTCAACTCAGCCGTTAACCGCATGAGGAAGCCAGGCAACATCCGCATAGGTGCTCCTGGACACCCTATTGATGGGCAGTGGGTTCTTATTATGGGTCTTGACCCTGCTATGGCAGGCAAGACAGCAGCAATCATGTACGCCGTGGACAGGACTTCTGGCAGGCGCATGGTGTTAGACGTATTCAACATGCATGAACCAACGCCTGGTAAGATCCGAGCCTTGATTGAGGACTGGATTACTAGATACCAGCCGATGGAGTTGCGTGTTGAGATCAACGCTTTCCAGAAAGCCTTTGCTTTAGACGAGGACCTGCGCCAGTGGCTTGCCAATCGTGGTGTACAGTTCCGTGAGCACTTTACTGGAAAGAATAAGTGGGATACCAACTTTGGTGTCGCTGGCATGTCAGCCCTATTTGGCTCATTGCGTGATGGAAAGCCCCAAAAGAATAACCTTTTGGAGCTTCCAGATGCTACCAATGAGCACATTAAGGCATTGATTAACCAGCTAATCACTTGGAAGCCAGACACAAAGAATGCTACTGACTGTGTAATGGCTCTTTGGTTCTGCGAGATCAGGGCAAAGGAACTAATCTTGCAAGGCAATAACAGGCAGCATCATCAGTACAACCGATTTGCTACCCGTAAGAACGTTGCCTCGCAGGGTGTAATTAATCTTGACGAATTAGCAGCAGAGCAAAGCCTCATTTACATTTAGGAAAACAATGCCATTAACCATTGAACAGGTCTCAGAGAAGGTAGAAGCGCTCAAAGACCGCTATGCTATCCGAGACCAGCGCATGGCTGATATCACAGCTATTCGCCGTGGCGAAATGGAAACTGTAGCCCCTGAGATGTTCCCAGAGGGTATCAACAAGCCAATGATCGCCAACTTCGTTGACGTTGCCGCTCGTGACCTTGCAGAGGTACTAGCTCCGCTACCCTCATTCAATTGTGGTACAGCAAACACTACGTCAGACAAGGCTAAGCGCATTGCTGACAAGAAGACCATGATTGCTAACCACTATGTGCAGTTCTCTAAACTTCAGACACAGCAGTACACTGGTGCAGACTGGTACCTAACCTACGGTTTCCTGCCTTACATTGTTGAAGCAGACTTTGAAAACAACATGCCACGTATTCGCATCGAGAATCCGCTTGGTTGCTACCCAGAGTTTGACCGTTACGGTAAGTGTATCTCGTTTTCTAAGCGTTACCTAAAGACTATTCGTGAACTTGTGGTTGAATTCCCAGAGTTTGAGCGCCAGATCCTTGGTCCAGACGGATACGACCAGAACCTAAACGCATTCCTAGATCTTATCCGCTATGAGGATGCAGACCAGATTACCCTGTTCCTTCCTAAACGGAAGTCGCTTGTTCTCCGTAATGCTCGTAACCCTATGGGTAAATTGAGCATTCGTGTAGCGCGTCGTCCTGGAATTGACATGGATGACCCACGTGGTCAGTTCGATGATATCCTTTGGGCGCAGATTGCACGTGCTCGCTTTAGCCTTTTGGCCATGGAAGCTGCAGAAAAGTCTGTTCAGGCTCCACTAGCACTACCAATGGACGTTCAGGAACTATCATTTGGACCTGATGCGGTACTACGTTCGCAGAATCCACAGGCTATTCGCCGTGTTGGACTTGAATTGCCTACTGGTGCATTCACTGAACAGCAGGCACTTGAGCAAGAAATGCGCATGGGTGCTCGCTATCCAGAGGGTCGCTCGGGTCAGATTGATGCAAGCATCATTACTGGTCAGGGCGTACAGGCTTTGCTTGGTGGCTTTGACACCCAGATTAAAGCTGGGCAGCAGATTCTTTCCGAGATCCTTGAAGAAGTAATTGCTCTTTGCTTTGAAATGGACGAGAAACTATTCCCTGGAAACAAGGAAATGCGTGGAACGTTCAAGGGTGCACAGTACGATGTTAAGTATTCACCCGAAAAAGATATCAATGGTGATTACACAGTGCAGGTTCGCTATGGTCTTATGGCTGGACTTGACCCATCGCGCGCCCTTATCTTTAGTCTGCAGGCTCTACAGGCTAATCTAATCTCTAAAGACTTTGTTATGCGTGAGCTTCCATGGTCTATGAACGTTAGCCAAGAGCAAGAGCGTATTGACATTGAGAAGATGCGTGATTCATTAGCAGGTTCTTTGACTGCGCTGTCGCAAGCCATCCCACAGATGGCTGCTAGTGGTGCAGATCCATCAGATATTATCTTAAAACTTGGCACTTTAATTGACTTGCGTAGGAATGGCGTGGCAGTAGAAGATGCTGTAATGGAGATCTTCAAGAAGGAAGTTCCACCTCCAGCCCCAACACCTGCGCAACCAGAGGCTGCTCCTGCACCACAGCAACCTGCTGAGGCGCAACCAGCGCAAGGCGCTCCAGGTGAAGCTCCTGCAGGAGCACCTCAACCCTCTCCTGATGTAGCAAGTATTCTTGCTCAAATGGGTGGAGCTGGATAATGAAGCCACATGAGTTTGAGGAGAGGTTGCAATCTCTACTAGACGAATATGGCAAAGCATCTAGTAAAGATGGATCATTCTGTACAACCTATTTTTTAGTTGCAGAGTTCTTTGATGCAAATGGTAAGTACTGGGCAAGTACTGTTTATGATGAAAAAGCTCCCCAGTGGCGTGTAACTGGTCTAGTGCAACATGCATTGGAAAATGATTTTATTAACGAAGAGGTAGAGTAATGGCACAAGGACATGGTGGATACCGTAAGCCTGCTAACCCTGCTCCTGTTTCAGGACCAGGCGCTTTGTCTCGCCGTACAGATGGTGGACCGCAGGCTATGCGTCTAGCTTCAGGTGGCAAATACGGTGAACGTAAGCAGATGGCAGAGATGCAGTCTAGTGCACCAATGAAGGGTGGAGAAGTGCAGCGTATTGCACCGTTGCCACCAGTAACAGGTTTGTTTGAACCAACACAGCGACCTGATGAACCAGTGACAGCTGGTAGTCCACTTGGTGCAGGTCCAGGTCCAGAAGCACTTAACCTCCCAAATGTACGACCTAATGTTGTATCTACATTGAAGCGTCTTGCAGCAATTGATGAATCGGGTGAAGCGGAAGTAGCACTTCAGATGCTCAGCGAACGAGGAATCTACTAGTGCCTATTTTTGATCCAACTCAAACTGGCACCAACTTCAATCCAGTTGCATCACCAGAGCAGAACAAAAAGCCATCTATGGATGTAGCTAAAGCAGCACCTGGCATTTACTCTGCAGCCATGAAGACTGGTCTTACTGCCCAAGAAAAGGGTTTGATTGAGACTTGGGCTTACGTTCAGAATACACATAAAAAGCTTATGGGTATGAAGGCTTCTGATGCTGGACTTGAATTTAGTAAGCTAGATCCAAACTTGCAAGATAATCTAACGTACTACTACGATACAGATTATGCGCATAAGGCTGACGACAACTCTTTCTTTAGCAATCCAACATTTAAAAAAATCTTTGGTACAGACAAGGGTGGAGCAAGTGTTGGTGACATTCTAAAGAGTCCATTCCGTGCGCTGTTTGCACTTGGTGCGGAATACGGCAAAGTCATCAATACTCCATTAAACTGGGGACAGATGAAGCTTGCTGGTTCCAACGTGTCAATCGATAAAGCACATGATGGTGTAAATCTTTTTAATCCAGAGTATGTTGATCCGCTAATTCAAAAGTATGGTGGACAAAACAGTTATGTAGCAATGAAGTTGCTTGCTGGTATGGTACCTGGTGAGATTATTGAATCATGGGGTCCTAATGACCCAGAGCTTCTTGTTGCAATTCAAAGGGCTTTTAATGAACCTGAAGAATTTCAAGCAATGCTTAACGAGTTTGAGAATGCTAAGATTAGTCCAGGTCGCACTTTAGGTCATAAGATCAACGAAGTACTTAACATTAGTGATAAAAATCCTTTCTGGAATGTTGGTACTGGATCTATTGATATGGCTTGGCAAATCTTTGCCGATCCAATGACATATCTAACTGGTGGTCTTAGTGCTGGTGCTAAGGGAGCTTCTAAGTTCAGTGGGCTTTTAAAGGGTGGTGCTACTGCAGTCGCAGAACACTTTGCTGATCCAAAGGTTCGCGAAGCATGGACTAGCCTGTCTGAGCAAATTGGCAAGTATGGTGATGCCCTTGCTGCAAAAGAAGATCTTAAAGCTGCTGAGATTCGCACTGAAATTAAAAATCAGTTTCCAGAATACGCAAACGACTCAACCCTTGAACTGTTTGCACGTGGAGAGGACCGCATTAAAGATATTGGCAGTGCTGTGGATTTCTTTACGAAGGCTGAGAACACGTCACTTCTTATGCGTGGTCGCGTTAATGGTATTAAATATTTCCGTGAAGGAGCAATGATTGCTCGCAAAGGTCGCAACCTTCGCACAGGTATTCGCATTAAGACTCGTGAGATATTCCAAGGCAAGACAGACTTCTCTACCCTTGATGGTGACTACAATACGCTAATCGATGAACTATTCAAGGTTGGCGAAAACATGGATGGTACCGCAGACGTAAAAAATCTAA